TTGGCCATCGTGTCCTGGGAGTCGATCCAGGGCAGCTGCTCGCCCGGCTTGGTGACGTTGTAGCGCTTGAACATGGCGTTGCGCTCGTCCTCCTTGAGAATGCGGTGCGGCATGGCCATGCGGTGGGTCGTGACGTCGAACTGGAGCTGGCGGATGTGGAAGAACTGCACCCGCTCCTTGGCTAGAGCCTTGATCGCCTTGAGCACGTTCTCCGAGGGCGGGATGAGCGCGACGATAATGACTCCGTTCGTGTAGCCGTTGCCGTTCGCAAACGTCATGAAGGTGTTGATGTCGCGCGCCATGAGACCATTGTCCTTCTGGCTGAAGACGACGAGGATATTGCCGATCGTGTAGAGGTTTGCGCGTTCCAGATCGTCGGTGACAACGCGGTCAGACTTGGTGTCCAGCCCGCGGCGACCAATCATCGTGCGCAGAGTCTCGAGTGCCTTTTCCTCCATGCTTGTTCTCTGGTCTAGACAGAAAGCGGTTCGTTTTTTCGTGTTCCAGAACAATGAAGAAGAACGTCTTGCTCCTTGTCGCCGCACTCATCGTGCTTGGCTTTGCGGTGCGGAAAGTGACGGAAGGGTTCGGCACGGAGGCTGAGTTCCTGGACAAGAAGCAGGTGGCGCACACCGTGATGGTGGAGAACTCATCCTATACCCAGGTGACCAACCACCTCCGTCCGTCCGTGGAGACCTTTGGTCCTATCGCGGGATCTGAGTCGCCCTTCCAGGTGAACCAATATAGAGCCCACATCCAGTAATTCCGTAATGGAGTTTCGTGATCTTCCAGGCGAGCCCTACAAGAAGGCAAAGATCCCCAAGGCGTTGGCAGAGCAGGTGTGGATCAGCCGCATGGGGCACCAGTTCGACGGCAAGTGCCGCGTGTCGTGGTGCAAGAACCGGATCTCGGTCTTTGACTACGAGTGCGGACATAACGTTCCAGAGAGCAAGGGTGGCAAGACGACTCTTGACAACCTTGTTCCCATTTGTGCGCGCTGCAACCGCAGCATGGGCGACCGCTACACCATCGATGAGTGGTCCACGAAGTTTGCGCCTCCTCTGCGGTCTCGGTTTACATGGCCAAAGTGGCTGACAGGTAAGCGCAGATGACCGTAACCTTCGTAACCGCCTTTGTTCCCCCCAAGACACCCTACCGAAGCCTGGACACCTACCGGCAGCACTTCCAGCGGCTGGCAGAGTCTGGCATTCCGATCCTCCTCTTTCTAGACCCCTCGCTTCAGCACTGGACCTTCCCGGACACGGTTCATGTCGTTCCCACGCGACTGCGCACCGACTGGATCCCTGCGAATGTCCAGCTGCCTGCCCATCGCACGCCGACCAAGGACACGCAAGAATATCTGGCAATCCAGCTCCAGAAGCTCGCATGGTTGGACGAAGCCCGGGCGTACACGACCAGCAGCCACTTGGCATGGATCGACTTTGGAGCCTTCCACATGGTCAAGAACCCCGACCACTGCGCAGCCTTGCTTCGTCAGATTGCTACGTCAGACTTTCCCTCCCATCGCATCCTCGCTCCGGGATGTTGGCCTCCTGGGCGTTACGACTGGAACTCGGTGGCATGGCGCTTCTGTGGCACGTTCTTGCTCGCACACCGGGATCTCATCCGCCCGGCATTGGAGCGCCAGACCGCATTGGTCCAGGCGCAGTTGCCTCGCTTGACGTGGGAGGTCAACTACTGGTCCCAGATGGACGACCTCTTTGAGGTCTATCCTGCCAATCACGACGACTCGTTGTTCAGTCGGGTGATGGTGTTCGTCCAGAGACACCAGGGCGTCTCCACGTGACGCAGCATCCCCATCTGCACCCAGCCGTCAATGCGAGGGCGAACTGCCTCGTAGTCATCGAACACATAGGTCGCACCGGGAGCCGCAAACGGGCGCGTCAGAGTGAACTGGCGAGCCACGGCATCTTCCGTGTGATCAGCATCAATGTGCACACAATCAAACGTCCCAAGCGATGTCTCTCGAGCGAGGACCGCTTCGGCTGTTCCCAGATGGAACGTAATGCGATTTCCAAAGTGCTCATTCAGATATGCCACGGCGGCGGGGGAAAAGGATGCATCGTTGTCAATGCAGGTAATCTGAAGGGTAGGGTTGGAAAGAAGCAGAATCAGCAGCGAGTGACCTAGGTAGACACCGACCTCCAATACACGCGACGACGACTGACCCACTGCAAAGAGTGCTTCCTGCTTCTTCAATGTCGCAGCTTGGTAGGCATACTGCTGCCCATCAAAGAGGTAGCTCCCGCACCCGCGGTGGAAGCGCTTACCGACCGCCTCGTACAGCCCAACAAAGTGATGGAAGGAGTCGTGCAGTGCGCGGGTATACGGGGTCAAGGTCGGGAGATACCGGCGCCCATAGTCCTTGCGCCACCAGACGCCCGTGTAGTCGATCCAGTGGAGCTCGGGCGGACGGAACTCATCCACTGCCGCTCGAGAGCCCCGCCAGTGCCCGTAGTCGTCCACAATGACGAACCCGTAGAGCGGCACCTTCGGCTCCATGTAGGTGAGCTCATACTTCGTGCTCTCATACCAGTCGGTGTCCAGGCGAAGCACAGCAAACTGCGGGAAGGCGGTTGGGTCGCTCTGCGTGATGTCGCCCTGGTGAATGGCAATATGAGGGTAGTCTACCTGCGCGAGGTTCGCAAGGACCTCCTCCAGTGAGGCTTCGCACTTGACAGCCGAAAAGATCTCACTCGCCGGCTTTCCGCTCAGATCCACATCACGGTTGGTGGGAGCCGTCATACCCGAGAAGGTGTCATAGGCATGGATGGTGCGGGTCACGCCCAGCTGTTTGCACTTGAGTGCCATCGCCATGATGAGCCCTCCCTTCCAGACTCCCACCTCCGCAAAGTCACCGGGAACGTTGTCGCGAACCGCAGACTCCACAAGCAAAAGAAGGTTGCGAATCCGCTCCTCGGAGACGGATGTATACGGGCGGACGAAGGCTACAATTTCAGAGTCGTTCATTGAAGTGGTGTCGGGAGAGGTGTGAAAGCTACAACTCCAACGACGGGAGCTTCTTGATCTCCTCGGGCTTGGTTCCGTTCTTGCGGTGCTCCAGGACCTCATCCCAGAACTCCCGCAGCTTGGGAAGAACGGTCGGCAGCCAGTTCGGATCCTTCTTCACAAAGTCCTCCTTGATGCTCTGAAGGACCCAGTAGAGGACCTGTGCGCCCTCGTGTTCGCAGTCGCAGTCGCAGTCGTAGTCCACCTTGCCCGAGTCGTAGACCGCGAAGCAGCCCTTGGTGTCCTTGCTGCGCTTCCACTCGGTATAATTCACTTGCTTGAACCGGAACTCCACATACTCGCACTCGTCGATGCCGGTGCACTCCATCTGCATCTGCATCTGATGGACGTAGCCGGGTGGAATCTCGTCGGAGGGCTTGCGGCTCATCGGGCACTTGAACTCCACCAGTCGCCCGTAGCGGCGCGGATCATCGAAGATCGGGACAATCAACCCATCGGGCGACGCGCCGAGGAAGGTATGCACCGGATGCTGGACACAGGAGACATCGGTGATCTCACATGCCGTTCGCTCCTCGTAGATGCGCTTGGCTACTGGCTCAAACCGCGTGCCCCAGATCAGTGCAGGGACAGGAGCCGATCCCTCGGTGGGAGCCCGGGGTTCCAGCTTGCGCATCATGACCTCCCGACGTCCCACGTCCGTGCCGAAGATCTGATAGACCTCGGAGGCTGTGATCATTTCGCCTCGCTTGGCGTGCCAGGCGTCGGTTCGCTGATCATTGGCACCGTACATTCGGAGCACTCGTTCATAGCATCGGTCGCGCATCCACAGTCGCCCGAGGTCGCCTGCCATGAGGGCGTCGACGATGGGCAGGAGCATCTTGCGGAGCCGAGTATATCCGAGACCGGGCTGTTGTGTCTGGCAGAACAAGATGAATTGTTTAAGCCGGGTGTTGAGGTGAGTAAACGGACGGTTCTCGAGGAGCCATTCAGTAAGAAGTCCCTCCATTCCTCTTCGCTGAGCTTCTCCTCCGAAAGTTCGTTTTGCGGCAGCTGCGGCTGATACTCCGGCACGTCGGTTCCTTCGAGGATGCGTTTCTCATTCGCAAGCTCCTCCTTCATCTTGTCGACGATGTCCGTGAGCTCCGTCGTAAAGGGCTCAATTGCATCCAGATCTGTCCCAAAGTCAGAGAGGATATACCCTGCAGTCAGCTTGGAGGGTGTGGTAAGATCTTCACGTTCCAGCTTGCACTCTTCCATCTTGGCGAGAAAGGACTCCATGATCTCTTTACTGGTTTCTCTTCTAACCCATTTTCAATGAACAACCGCGGTTCTATCATGGAGGATATTCAGAGCAAGGAGCAGCTTGTGCTTCATCGGCTGTCTACGTTTTATGGCAACGAGACGTCGCTCAGTCGTGTTCGGGCGATCATTGCGGGGGAGTCCAAGCTGAGTCTCCGACTGATTGACTGGCTGGTGACCAACTACGCAAAGAAGCACAACGTGAATTATATGACAAAGTCTGGGCGCCACGTCATCGTCTACCTGGCGTACAAGGCGCATCTCAAGGCGTATAGCAAAAAGATGTTCGACCCCTTCTGCCGTTGGAAGCGCATCCAGTTCCTGGGCATCAACACCACCGTCGGTCAGCTGAACTTCTTCGAGTGGGCGATTCAGGACGAGGTGCTCGACTACCTGGAGGAGCACTACGACGACATTCAGCAGGACATGGATGCGTGCTCCACCACCATCACGCCCAAGGAGGGCGAGCGTCGCAAGCGCCACGAGCTCAGTCGTTCCGCCACCAAGGCGGTCTGCATGCACAACGTGACGGTCAAGGTGAGCTTCAATTAGACTTGCACTGAATTCAAGACACAAACAAAAAAAGGACGCGTTCCTCAAGACCGAGATGCTTCTCGCCCTTGAGTAATGGAATCTGATCTTGTGCCGGGGTTCTTCTATGAGGACACGGGACGTGATATTACGGAGCACGATCTGGACATCGTGTCGGATCTCTGGACGATTGACGGGCGTGAAGTGTATCGAGGGTCGCGTGACCCACGGTATACGCACGCGAATGTGTACTGGCTCTACTCCGAGGACCTCGACCGTGTGGGTCTCTCTGAGCACTCCAAGGAGGATCAGGCAGACTTCCGCGTCCTCTGGTTCCGGGAGACCGACTTTGGCACCTACCTCCAGGAGGATGGATGGGAGAGGGCAGAGGACATATGGTCGAGTCTCCCTCGATCCGTCTTTGACCGCTTTGTCAACGAGGGCTGGACAGTTCCCAAGGCATTCCTTGAGCAGTGCCTCTACGGTCCTATGCGAATCGTAACACCGGCTATGCTTCGAAAGTTCCCCGATGTATAT